TTTTTACATTGTTGACCTATCCCACTCAAAAGAGATGGACCGATGAATAACATTTAGTATAAAGATAATATTTCTTTTATATATATTACGCGATGGACTCTGTTAGAGAACAAATTGAAGAAGCACTTCAAAGATCAAAAATTCACAAAGAAACTGTCTATGGTATTCTTAAACAAATAGCTGATGCAATCGAACCACCAGCTGTTGCTCCAGTAAAGGCTCCAGCTCCAGTAAAGGCTGCTGCTCCAGTAAAGGCTCCAGCACCAGTAAAGGCTCCAGCACCACCAGCTCCAGCACCACCAGCACCAGCACCAGAAACACCAAAGAAAAAAGTTGTTAAACGTGTGGTTAAAAAGAAGGTTGTGGAATCGAAGGAGTAAATTTATTTTTTACAAATACAAATCCACCTATTATCATAGTTATAAAGAGTATTAAGTAACGCAAGGGGTACTTTTTCTTTTTTTCCTTTTCTATTTTTTCGATATCCTCCTTATCCGGAAGTTTTTTAACGTTTACGTTAAGATCCTCTATCTTCCCGATAAGTTTATGTAAAGCTTCTAGAATTTGAACTTCGCGATTCACGGGTTTCTCTTCAACGTCTATACTTGTAACTTCGAGAACCATGTACCATTCTGAATCCGGTTGTAAAGTAACATAATCTGTATCTTCTTGGTATTCATATAACTTAAAATGAAGTTTTTGCATAGATATAGGATTAAATAAGTTTGTTTGTCTCTGGAATGATTTCCACTGCTTATCTCTAACTATAGTATGTGCGCCATGATTATAATGTCTTTCGAGTGGTACACGTGCTAAAATTTGTCCATTACGTTCATCGAGTATTTGTGCACGTTTAGGTATATCTTCACATACTATATCAACATACTTCGCGACACTACTCACATGAGTGTCGGAGTTAGTATTTGCCTGTCCAATTTGTGTCACATAAAAATCGACTGGTTTTAGACCACACACTTGCGTCATATCTTCTAAATGTAAATTTGATTCAAGTGTAAGATCTATACTAAACGTATTATTTGAACCATTTACAAATTTTGAATCTATAATTATATACTGAACCTTTTTAGGTAAGTCCTGGAGTGAAACCATCTTGTATTTAGTATATAAAAAAATAAACATAAATAATAGCAGTGATGTTTTCGTTTTATTCGAGTGTGTGTAATTTGTTATCATCTCGACCAAAACCTGAAATAAAAACACAGAAACCTCCATCTATAAAAATGTGTGAAAATGACTATATTATATCTAAAAATGAAGCGAATGAGATAATCATTTTAGAGGTTCCTAAGAAACCTAAGTTTACATACTTCTAATAAAATGTATAAAAAAATGAAATGGACGACTACATTGCCTTACACACGTACGACTATAAACTCTCGTTTTGTCAAGCGACAAACGAACTCCCGGGTGACATGCAAAGACTCATATGGGAAAAACTTAATGCGTACGAATCACGTGATCTCGTGTGCCCGGGAGCCCCTCGACGAACCTCCAGAAATTCACGATTCTCAAAGGAGAGACTCGAAACTTTGGTTAACCGATGGAGAGAAAAGTGGGGAGAACCTACTCCGTGAACGTATGAATACGATGGCACGTGAACAGCTTTATTTTGATGATTATGAACGTAGTGAATACGATTCATATTCACTCATACTTTATAAACTTCTACTTGAGGATCTTAAGTACCAAAGACGTGAACTACAATATTCTACAATCTTCGGTGATAAATGGAGAAAATCATCTACAAATAAAATAGATTTAACCACTATTCAAATTAATATACACGAAGTTGAACAAAGGTGTAATAATTTTAAAATAAAAGAACGTCATTTTAAGAAAAAATATTTTCAAGATGAAAACTATATTATTAAAGGTATAGATATATAATAAATAAATTGTAATGTTGAGTATAATAAATCCCTACACTAAAACCATTAGAATATCGTGCCCCACTAAACGTAAAGAAGGTATAATGGAATATGAAAAAATAAAAGATAAAATTAAAAAGTCAACTTTACAATACGGTGTTGCTGTTTCGACATACCATTTTATTTTTCATACACCCATTGACGGTATTTCTGCAAGTTTAGGAACAATCGCGTCTTATATGTATGTCGATTCACTCTCCTCGTATGTCGATAATATAGAAAAAATACCTGGTTTGAATAAACGATTACTCTTACCGACGTGTCTCGCATTAGCCGAATCTGTATGGAATTCTAATGATTTACCATTCGATTTTAATATGGGGGCAACTTTATTTGGGTTTTTAGCGTATAAAATGGCATTTTATCAAATCGTGGCCGAAGAAATATTGATGTACAGTGAAGACCTAAGTGATATAGACCAGATATAATAAGTATAATAAAAAAATGTCTCTCATTTGCCAACTTACAAAACAAACGGTTAGTCTTGAAAGACTTTACAAACTTGACGGTGTTCTTTCAAGTTTTCGAACCGATCAATTTTCAACTGGTACACCTTCTCAAGTGTATGGAGTGAGATTGAAATCAAATTTTCCACACGATTTAATAAAGTTCAAAAAAGAACTTGATCATGTCGTGTATGTCGGTGTATCTGCATTTAACGACAAACTTCATTTAGTAGACTTTATGTATGAAGAGAAATATGAAGATGGTACTCGAATGGGTATCATTGAACCAGTGATTGAAATTTTGGCAAGGGATGAATTGGATACCATGGTTGTTCCGAGACACGTCCCAGAAGAATGGGTCGAGTTTTGGATGAATTACTTTAAAAATGAGTTTAATTGTCAAAAAACCCTTCTACAGTTTGTTGAAAAAAATAACCTTCACGGAAGCATCGACTGGACGGAACTTTATAACTCGTTCCCTGAAAATATGGACTTAAAACTTAACAACTAATGTGTAATATAATACGATGAGCCTTACTTACGAACTCCTTAAAAACTGTACCACGATTGTCGAACTTTTCGACGTTAACGAACTCTTCTCTGAATTAGCCGGTGAAAAATGTAAAGTATACGGTTTACGCGCTGATTTTGGGTACCCCACACACCTTATTCCTAAAAGTACGTATAAGTATATTGCGTATATTGGTATTTCTAATAGAAAATTAGAAACATCGTACGGTCAAGCCCAATTTATTGAATTTTATTACGAACCTAATGATATTGGTATTTTGGAACACTTTTTTGATATGTACCTTGAAAGTGAAAAGGATATTCTTAAACAGTGTGGGTGTAAAGGTGACGAAGAATTTACCGTCGAACTTTTCCCGAGTAAAATCACGAAAAAGAATCTTTTGTTTTGGAAATCGTATTTAGACGAACAATACGGTGTTAACGATAGGATTTCCTTACGTGATTTCCTTGACGATTATGAAATTACGTACCAAATCGACCACGATCGATTATATGATCATTTACCAGAAAATATTGACGATTTGGATAATGAGAGTGAATACAATTCGGAATCTGAACTTGAAGAAGGTGAAATAAGAACCTAAGTTTAAACGGATATATCATTACACATTCAAAAATGCGTCCAAACTGTGTATACGAAAACTGTCTCTGTCGCCAAGGAAAAAACGGGTTTTGTGTAAAACACCGTGATATTGGTGAAGCCGTAGAAGCCCTTTTACTTTTAAGAAAAAATAACAAACCTAAGTTGTAATGAAACAAAATAAAAAATTAATATATTAAAAATGGACGCTCTTACATCGTTAATGCAAACGCTCGACCTCAATTCTAAGATAATTTCTGAAGGCGATTATCTTAAAATGTGTGATTCGATCAAAAAGATTCACGACTATATCAAATACGAAACCGAATCTGAGAGTGATGATGAAGAAGAATTTAGAATTCGTCGTGTTGATATACCCATACCTTTTTCTCCGATGCCTCGACTACCACCATTAGGGGATAATCTTGATGATCTTACGATATACGATACGGTAACACCACCACAATCAAGACGTGGGGATTATGTACACCCCGACTTACCGGAGATACAAACACCACCACCTGTTCCGGAACAAGGAAATTCTCTCTTCGGCCCCCTCTCGCGCCATTACGAACTCGAAGATGATCTTATGGAAGTAAACAGACTAATCCACGAAACGTTAAAAAAAGTGGAAAAACTAAAACATAGACGAAACGTGACGAACTTTATTCGCGAAGAAGCTGTGAAACGAAGGGCACGGGAACTCGGTATTCAATTACCTCGATATACGGTTGGTTCACTTTTAGATTCAGGACACGACGTTGGTAATGTACGTATGTTTTTCAAAGATTACCTGGAAGACTATAACGATGATATCGATAGACAACACGAAGAATTATCCGAGACGTTAAAGGAACTCGAATACGATAAAACAGCTATAATAGACGAACTTATAAACTTTTAATTAAATATCATTTTACACCACTTTTCGTTAATGTTTCCGAAAGGCGAATACTCAAACAATAAATGTACTAACGCCCCTGAAATAATTAAAACACCTGTACCTTTATAGATATATTTTGTAATACCCAGGACCAAAACTTGTAACATGAGACCAATGAAGAGAGCTTCCATCAGGACGGTGGTAAATGGTCGCATTTTTTATATAATAGTATAGTATATAAAAAAAATGGATTACCAAGGAATTGGAATGTTAGCAGTTATCGTCGCCTTTATGGCCATCTTCGTCTACGTACTTATGAGTAGATCTAAAGCTTCATCTGGACAAAATCTTCCAGAAGTTGCCGACGTAAAAGTAGAATAAAATAAAATAAAATAAAATAAAATAAAATTAAATCTCGTGATATATAAAATGATACAGGTTGTTATTATCATTCTATTTATCATATTTTTGATATATAGTATACGTTGTTTGAATAATAGTGAAACGTATACGATTAATAAACTTTATATTTCATGGGAGAATAAAAATTACGTTGAAGAGTCTGTAGATAAATGGATACTTGTTTTAGTAAATTCGGATGGGGACGAGTTACACAAGATTGAAAATACAGACGTTGAAAATCGTAAGAATTTTGAACTCGTAAACATTGCATTTATAGAAAATAAGTATTTCGACGGGAAAATATTTGGTGATAATCAACTTAAAGTATACTATAATAAAATAAGTGATATTAATTTAGTTATAACTACAAATATTAGGTTTGACGGAACTGATTTTAGTGCTAAGTTATCCGATATAGAATATGCAGATTCCAATTTACCAAACAAATTTGTACACGCTGATACAAATATTGCAAGATACGTTTGGTACGGGTACGAAAATTCGACGGTTGAGACGATTTCGCAACAAGGTGGAGAAAAAATTATACTCACGGAAACGCCTATACAAACTATTGCAGTATACTTCGATGATGAAAATATTACAAAGGATCTACCTGATAATAGTATCGAATTCAGAGGAAGATGGGAAACCCCATCTGAAGAAAATCACCCAGTGTCAAGTTCCGATGGTCCAATTCGTAAAATCTTTAAGGACTCTCAAGCTCGTTATAATCGCACAGATTTACAAAATGCTACGTGGTTTAAGTCGGCAGATGACACTTTTCATGGACAAGGTAAATATACGGCTTGGGTTCAGATAGATCTAGGTAAAGAGTACCCTATTGATAAAGTTGTTGTGGATCGAGGTTCTCATGGAGACGGTGGTTGGGACAGTAATTGGGTGGGAATGTTTGTTAAGTTAAAGAATGCAAATGGTGTAGAAGTTTCGCGATCAACAGATAAAGTTGCAGTTAATTACCAAGAAAGTGAAAAAACATTTACTTTCCCCAAAAAAACTGCAAAGGTTGACTGTATAGGTATTGGTGGTGATACATGGGGCGTGTGTACTCAGACCTGTGGACCTAACGGTAAACAAACGAAAACCTTTAAAAAGGCTGCACCAGCAAGAAATGGGGGTTCATGCCCAACAGCATTCGAAGAACAACCGTGTAATAGGAAACTATGTGGATACAGTAATACGGCGAATAATTTTGAATATATACGATATTCCCCTACGAAGAAGTTCATTTTCTCGTCCGCTAAAAGCAAAATAGAAGAAAGTGAATATGCATTGACCAGGCCAGATGTTTATAATTTTCAGGATCTTAATTCTGCTACAAGAGGTACCGGGTCCGTTACTTCCGATTCTCAAAAATATGTTCATTACTGGAGAATTAAATATACATATCCCGATTCAGTTATCGAAGGTACATGGGATCCTGGCACAATAAGAGTAAAAGGCAAGTATTCGGTTACAATAGAAACTGATAGTGATAATAACAAAGGGTATGTACTAGTAAACAACAAAATGCTAGGAGCAGTTTCTTCGAAAGGTACAATTGGTGGTGGTACATTTGACGGTGGAACGTTTAGTAAGTATGGTAATAATTTCAAACCGCAAGTGGATATAGATATATTTTTCTATCATACAAAAAAGGAACCAACCAGTAATTATGTGAGAATACTATTTAAAGGTCCGGGAATGAATTCGTTTACATACGATTTTAACGCATTTAAAATTCTAATGCCTAATCCACCAAAACATTCTTCTGACTTTAATCCACCACCACCACCACCCGCACCTCCACCACAGGTAATCGACGAACCACCCATGCGAGTTGGGGATCCCGGTTTCAATATTAGAGACTCGATACAACAACAGTTGGAGATGGATATAATAATGGGTGACACACCCATGCTAAGTAGCCCCGGTTTCAATCCTCTCCCACCACCTCCTCCACCTCCTCCACCTCCTCCACCTCCACCACCACCTCCACCTACACCCACCTATACAGTTTCTCACTCTACCAGCACTTCTCTAAGAGGAGACAACGCTCCAGTACTGACGGTGAAGATCACAAACATTACGAACGCAGACAGTTCGTTCACCGTCACGTTGGTAGATCCCTGGGGAACTACTAAAAAAACGCGTACTTTGGCGAAAGGAGAAACCAGTTTCACTTGGACTTTGACCGACGCCCAACATCCCTACGGTTCACACACCTATGTTATTAAACTTAACAAAACGCAAACCGATACTTTCACAGCAGTATTCATAGCACCTCCACCACCACCTTCAGCACCAAAAACTCCAGAAAATCTGTCCTCTAACTCATCTGGGAAGTATATTGTATCAGACTCTGATGGAAGTAGTGACGCTTGGAAGGCGTTCGACGGAAAACATGACACACACTATATCAGTACAAGCGGCAGACCCGGTATACTCGAGGGGTATGGCGTGTGGTGGGACACAGCATCTGTATATTCTAGGTTCTATCCTTATAAGTACAAAGGAAGCGAAAGCAAAACGTGGTCAAGAACTTACGGGTGGACGCCGAGTACATACTCAAAGAAGTCTTTGGGTGGTGTAGAGGGAGAATGGATAAAAATCAAACTCTCGCGGCTCCCGAATGCTTTCACACCACAAGCTGTACGTTTTCAAACAAGGTCAAAAGGACAATTTGCAGGCATACCATCCAAATGGGTTACTATGGGAAGTAATGACGATGAAAATTGGACAATATTACACACGGAAAATAACCCATCTTGGTTGGTAAGTAACGACGGTAAAAATTGGAGTAACCCGTACAACCAAACTTGGTCGAATTATGGACTCTTATACGAATATTCTTTTAAGAATGTAAAATCCTATTCATACCTTGCTATTGTTGTTACCCATATCGATGGGGTCGCAAAGAATTGGACACTGTCAAAACTTTTATTTACAGGTCCAAAGCCTCCTTCTCACTCATGGATTGAACATAAAAATAAAAAATATAACTTCAGCGATTTGAACGGTAAATTTGTAAATTCTGATGACATTCCGGGAGAAAGCACAACGGGGGAATCTCGTGTTATGGGTTTAAGTGTCGATGAATGTAAACTAATGTGTAACGATTTAGAACACTGTAATTCTATCCAACACGACCCTGAAAACTTTTATACGAACTGGAAGGGTGAAAAGATCGTCACCAGCAAATCTGAGTGTCTTATCACGAGCGCGACTGTATCAGGCACCGGAAAGCCGGAAGATACAACATACTTTACCAGTAGTGCAACACCTATATTTCAGAAAAGCAAGACTAAATCGTATTTGTCGGCACAAGAACAGTATCTTGCCGAACAACAGGCCATGATGGCCGAACAAGAGGAGAAACAGGCCAAGATGGCCGCTTATACTGGTGGTCGATGATAACTTTTGCATTGACGAAATAATGATTTAATTCTTCAGTCTAAAACAAAATCATATCTCGTTTTACAGAATAAAATATATACTACTAATAAATGAAAACTTCATCCGGACTTTTATTAGGGGTACTTTTCACACTCGTTGTAGTTATAGTTGCTGTCGTAATATACTTTAATACCAGACCAGAAGAAGAAAAAACTGAAACTCCGACTGGTCCCAGCCCCACTTTACCTAGTATAGGCGATTTTACAATCGCCCAAACACTTTCACCAAACTCCGATTCGGAAACGTATACGATCGAACCGTATACGATCGAATACGCTGACGGTGATAATGAAAAGAGTTTATCAAAAAACGTTACGTTTACATTAAATTGGGAGAATAAAGGTGGTTTTGAAACTGTATCAAAAATTCGGGTTGAACATTATATCAGAGAAAAGGGTACAAGTACTGTACTTCAAACTGTTGAAGTGAATGATAATCAGAAATTGGACGAATATTGGGATTATGCACCAATATCAGTTAAAATAAGTGGTTTACCAGATAACGACAATAATCAGTATAGTTTTGTTGGTCAGAATATGTTTAAAGTAATAGCAACATACGATGGTAATAAAGAACTTCCATTATACGATGGTACTGAAGCATTTACCACAGAAACCCATCCACCCGAATTAGTAATTAAACCGGGAGATTTAACTGCAACCATTGATATGATCGAGAAAAAAACAGTAACATTTAGCGTATCTCTTCTCGGTAATACTCGTGCGACCTCTAAGGAAATAGTCAATAAATCTTATACATTTACTGCCACTTCCCTAATAAATGACGTCGATGGCAAACCATATAATGTTTCTACTCTTAAAGGTATAGAGTTAATTGCACAAGATGATACCGGTAC